CCACCAGCAGCACCAGACTGTTGAGCCTGAGCACCAGAGGTCGTACCGGCAATACCAGCAATAGCGGCAACCGAGCCACCACCAGTAGCAACACTAGTAGCACCAAGGGAACCAGCCTGAACCAAGCTAGTAGGTACAGGCTTCCCCACTAAAACAAACACTTTTGATATAATACTTCTATATCATATAAGATGGATGTTTTCCAGCTACACAATAACCCACCCATAAACGCCAGGCTCCCAGATATTATTACCAGCACCATCAGCCTGACTAACTTGCCAAGTACTACCATTATGGGTGCATAGATCACCCTCATTGGTAAATGGATTGACCAATTTATAGGCATCATACTGATCTAATGGTTGTACCCAAGGCAGTGCTTCACCTGGAATTTTAGCCATACGAACCAATGCAGGAATAGCTGTAGGATCAGGGTACACAGCAGTATCATATTCTTGAATCACATACCATAATACATCTGATTCATCCTTATATAATCCAGGAGATACAACACCAGTCAATAATTCTGCATCCATACTCCACTGTGTACCACTAGCCAAAGCAGCTTCAGATGTCATTTCAGGAGGATTATCCCCTTGAGTAATAATAACACCAGAAATAGCTGCTACTGCCGCTTCAAACACAGGGTCACCCCATGCATGAAGCAATGCTACACTTGCAGTAGGTCCAGCATAAGATGGTACACTAAAATTATTAGGTCCAAACCCTTGTAACTCTAGGGCTTCATTTGCTGATTGCATCTCTGCAGCAGGAATAGCTGCACTAAAATTACTCATTTCTTCTCCTATTTAGGCGGATTATTGACAATGATATAATCAAAGACAGCCATTTTGATTTGATCAATCGGGAGTAAAGGTTCTACCGTTACTTCAACATTAGTGAGGATAACGCCAGTCCCAGGAACTGGAATGTCAGGTAAAGTGAATGTCTGTTTACTCATTTCTTCTCCTCTTTCTTAGCTTGTATTGCTGTGATTACTTCCTTAGAGGGACTTTCTACATCCCTATTAAAAGCCTGTTCTGTACAAAAACCAAAACAGATAAGACTACGAGCTTCATTCTTACTAGCACAACCACTAATAAGAAGGATTAATATTACTGCTGATATTTTGTACATATTACCCTTTCTATTGTTTAGTGAGTTCTGATAAATTCTTCTAAAAGAACTTGCTCTTCCGCAGTAACTGCCCTAGTAAGAAATACAAAATGATTAACTCTAAATGGAGTAGCAGTAAAATCATTAGGAAGCTCTTTTGTGCTCATTGATACAGTATTTCCTGTGGTAGGCCCTGAAGATGTAGTAAGAACATTATTAAGTATTGCACTAGCAGTCTGACTACTGCTTCCAGACCATACATGAGAATTAAGTTGTCCAGCAGTATTAAGTGTATTAGTAGTAGTAAAGTTCTTATTTAGCAAAGTTCCACTAAGTTTTGCTGGAGCTGTACTTACCTGAATATATGTTCCTTGCCAATCATATATATACATTCCTGATACATTAGAACCTAGTGTAAAACCTATTCCAACTGTAGCAGCATTAAGAGATACAGTAGTTGGAACCGGCCTAAGTAGTACGCGATCATCTACTGCATCAAATGAAAGTCTTAATTTCCCACCAACATCAGCTACTACTGGCATCCTACTTGAACTAGATTGATCGTACTTAAAGGTATTACTACCAAGTCCGATTATCTTATTTTTCCATAATCCTACTGGTTGTCCAACAGCAGTAACAGGTATAGTTCCAGAAGAATCTTGGAACATCGTATCAAAATCAGTGGCATCAAACCAAAAGCCTGTTTCATTATTCTGAAACAAATCAGCAGGAGTCCAAAGACTAGCAGGAGGACCTTCTTCTTGCTTTCCAGAAATAAGGTCAAAGATCATTTTGAATCCTTACACATCATAACACCACGCCATGTAGCACCACCATCTCTAGTATAAAAACCTAGGATATCAAGACCAGCAGTAGTGAAGGTAGGAACAGTGCCACCAGCCCACTTAATACCGCTCCACCACGTAATAGCGTAAGCTCCACCATTAGTAAGCTCTAATACAAAACTTGTTACATCATTCACCGCTGCTACATTAGAGACAGTGAAGGTAGTAAGAGCAGTGATAGTCTTAGAGAAAACTGCGCCAAGAGAGCAGTCTATATTAGCAGCTGCAACAGCGTTATATTGTTCAACAATAGCCGCATTAAATGTTTGCTTAACTGAGAAGACATTATCTGCATTAGTAGCAGCCTTAGCGTTCCATGTGCTCTTCTCTGCATCTGTCACAAACCGATTAGAAGAGTCTTGGGTGATAATTGAAGGTGGATGAGAAGCAGGGTGAGTATAGTTATTAGCACCAGCAGCAATACCATCCAGCTTACTGGCTTGAGCTGAAGTCATGTGACCAGCAGCAGAAGCTGTAGCAGCAGGCATACTAATGGCAGGAGCAGTACCACCAGAAGATACTACTGGGCTAGTGCCTGTCACACCAGTTACTGTGCCATTTCCTTTAGCATTCCAAGTAGCTTTTTCTGTATCTGTTACAAATCTATTGCTAGCATCTTGAGTAATGATTGCAGGAGGGTGAGAAGCAGGGTGAGTGTAGTTATTAGCACCAGCAGCAATACCATCTAGCTTGCTCTTATCAGCAGCAATCATAAAACCATCTGCTGATGTAGTAACAGCAGTATGAGTATGATTTACATCTGCTTTAGTAGCATCGCTAGGATGGGTATGGCTTATATCAGACTTACTAGTATCACTAGGGTGAATATGATCACCACGACTATATTCAGTAGCTATACCTGCAGCAGCAGACCCATCCATAATAGGTAGAGTATCTGATGGGGTTCCACCACCTCCACCCCCACCAATTGCTTGAATATCATTATCTAATTCTTGTAATGCTGTTTGAACCGTAGTTGCTATAATAGTTCCAGATGGCTCAAATGAAGTTCCTGCAGCTGTTTCAGCATATTTATTTGCCTTACCTTCATCTTGAGGATGCACATGGTCACCCCTAGAAGTAACTTCTAGCATACCTGGATTAGCTACACCAGGCGCTGATGGAGGAATATCAGAGAATGGAGTCCTTGATAACGATTCCCAACCTGTTCCAGTAAGACCTTCAAAATCATCATCAGTAGTATTAAATCTAATAAGGCCTGCTGCAGCTACAGGCCTTTCTTCTGTTGGGCCTGATGGTAAAGCAGCTGCACCAGTATCACTATTTTTATAAACTGTATTGCTTGTTTCAGCCTTGTCATTATTTAGATTAATAAAGTTTTGATCTAATTCATTATTAGTTAGAGGAGAGCCCTTACCAGCCCTAGTGATAATGGTTGTCATGGCTCACCTCATTTAGATTGGATATTCCAAGTAGCAGAAATAGAGTCATTAACTCCTTTAGGAATAGTCGGGAAAGTAACACGAGATACCATAGTGCCTCCACTTGCAGCATTAAATAGGCCTGCCTCATTCAGATCACCAGTAGCAACACCAGCACCGAATGTTCCTGCGAAACGAGCAGTATCATCTAATACATCAGTAGTAGCACCACTAGCAGAAGCAACGGCACGACCTAGCTCAGACCCGAGAGATGCATCTTCAGGGGTAGGTGCGGTAGCACCACCGCCTAACGCAATATGGGAAATAGTAGCAATTGATAAACCGGCAGTCTTTTTAGCTAGATAAGCTAGTCCAGTGTTCACAATCAAATTCTTAAACTCATAATGACCTTTAAGCTTACCATCTGGGTCAAACAAATCAATAACAAGCGATCCAATTTGTTTATTTGTTTCTACAACATTGTTCATACAACCTCCTGGTTAAAAGGGGACACGGTAGTCTTCTACATAGTCTTCAGCAAAGTACGTCGGGTCTGCATAGCTAGATACCCTAAGTAATCCAATATCTGTTCCACCCATCACATCATCAAGGCCTACTACAATAGTTGCACCTAGACGAAGATCTTCTACTACCTGATTAGCAACTTCATTGATATCAGGCATCCTACTAAGCCGAACATAACTCATTAGCTCAACATTAGTAGCTATAGAAGCTATATTCATTTCACGAACAGTCTCTTCAGACAAGACTTCTATTGGAGAGTATAAATCACTCAGTGTTAAATACATATCTTTCACTAACTCTAAAGACTCACTTCTAATATCAAAATCTGTTGGTACAATTCCTATCTCGAGAATAAAAGTTAATTCTTCTGCCCATAGAGCTACTTCTCTAATCTTTCTAACAGGTAATACAGGGATAAACTCTTGTTGACTAAGAATCATGCCGTAATCAACTGCAAGATCTAATGGTGGAACATCTACTATAGCACTAGACGTGGGGATAGATACAGAAGTACCCGAGGATGGGCCTTCAACTACAAATGCTGGAGTCTTTAGTGTAATAGTAATAGTCATGGTTATGCATCCGGTACAGTCTCAGTAGGGCTATATTGCAGCTCTACTAAACCACGCATAGGTTTCCATGTCTGAGGGTAAGCAAAGGAAGAAGGCTCAGTTACTCTTAATTCAAAGAAGCCGTATATCTTAGAGTCTGCTTCAGGCTGAACTGCCCATGCAGGTGAAAGACTTAGTGTTTTAGGGAAACGAATATACACAACATTATTCACATACTCTGTCCATACAGGGTCTGTATCAGGTGGGGTGCTACTAGAATAGTTACTAGTATAAAAGTTAATATACGTTTTACCAGCATACAAGACTACATCATTAATCTGGTAAAGGATTCCTTCTAACCATTCTCCACGATACGTTGGATATCGCACCTGAAGCTTAGTCTGATTACCGTTAGGCTTGACATTAGTAGGAGGAGTAACAGCACCAACTTCGTTATCTCCTTCAACAACCACAGCCTCATACACATATCCACCAGACACATTTTCAATAAACTTTAAGGTAACAGGGTATTCAAGCTGCTCCCCTTGGACTATTGACCACAATACAGACCCAGAGTCTGATTGTAGATCAGTAGTAGTGTCTGCTAGCATTGATCTAGCCATTTCAGCTCCTTACTGTGTGTTAGTTGGAGTAGTCCATCCCCTACAATCATTTCTGGAGTAGTGAATAGATTCTTTATTTCTTCATCAGAAGCTGCATGTAATAATTCGTCTTCAACACCATTAGTGCTATGACTAGTTACAAATATACAGTCTGATAATGTCTTTACTACTTTTTGTGTTCCTTTACTTGCTTGAATAATTAAAGGGGCATCGATTCTTGTTAACCCCTTTTTATCAGAGGACCATACCATGGCAGACCCCTTTATAACCATGAATACATGATCAAACTTATGGACTCTACCGATTACAATCATCCCCTTAGGAACTACTAGTTCACGTACATAGACACCAGGGGCAAAGTGATGATGCACTTCCTCTTTATAAGGAACTACACCACCACCTTTTCTTACCTGAACTCTCGTATTTGATACTTGCAACTGAGAGAGCTTCATTATTACCTCATATTGAGTATGGGTCTATTACAATCAACTCGTCTATAGTGGTTGCATTTGCTATTAGTAGTTTAAGATTAACATAATTATTATGGAGAGCTACTGCCCTGATAACACTAAGTGCTCTTAATTGATTTACTTGATTATTATTTAAAGTAACCAAAGTACCCGAATCATCTCTAAGAATACACCCACCTTCTAGATCACCAGGAAGCTCTAACTCTTTATTAAGGAATGTGAATGTATGGCCTATAATAGAAAATGTACGAGTCCCAGTGTTGCCCATAGCAATATTTAAATCAATAAATTTCTTTTGTCTTAATTCCTGTCTTAATTCCTCTATATCAGGTAAGGTTTGATACTCACCATCAATATAATGAGTACTACCAGGTGGGTAATCTTCCTCAACAATAGTATACTGAGGCCCATACAAGTTTTCAGTATTAGCAGCAGGTGTCACAACCTCTAGTATTTTACCAGCTGAATCAAGTCTTAGAAGAGTAGTCATCTTAATAATCCTATAACTTGTAACGAAAGTCTACCTTGAACAACAGAGCCATCACTAGTATAAACATAAGCTCTGAACACATGACCACCAGCTGATACATTAGCAACAACCCCAGCATTAGCCATAGCAGTTACCCAGCCACCCTGTGATGAGAAGCTAAATTCACTAAAGGGTTGATCATCCAATGTAATTCTTATAAACACATTACGGCTACTTCCTGAATTAGGGTCATAGCAACCATAGATTACAGTAGCATGCACATTTTGAAAACCATTAGCAGAACTAAGCCAGATATCATTACCATTATGTGGAGTGACGATATTTCCAACTACACTCATACCAGCAGTAGTAATAGCATTACCAGCAACTCTTAATGTATCCACCTGAGCAACACCAATCTTAGCATTAGAAATAGTGCCATTAGCAATCATGGCTTCTTTCATATAAACACCAGCCGGTACATTCATACCATTGATAACTGTAGGGCTTGCTTGCACAATAAATGGCCATGCATCAAACCCAGGAGCACCAACTGCAAACCTATCAGCTTTCACTAAGAACTGCGAAGATGGATTGGTTGTACCAGTAACTGCTAATCCATATCCAGCTACATAACCACCATCAGTACTAATCTTAACTGTATACTGCCCCTCTAGCTGAGTCACATCCGTTTCAATACCAGGAATCTTATTGATAGGAGTAGACACATCATCAGCCAGAGTGCTCATGTTGATTTCGTCTTCTAATGCCGTAATAAGCTTACTGACATCTACACCGGTGGTAGTAATAAATGGGCCAACCTTAACAGATTCAATACCATTTCTCGCTACAAAAGATGCCCACACATACCAGTTAGTAGCCGGTTCAGAACCAATAACGTGGTAAGGACCACCACTTTGCTCTACAAGCTTAGCAGCACTTACAACAGGTGCTGGAGCCCCATACAGTCTTTCTGCAGCATAAATCCGAGTAGCGCCATGTCCACCATTAACTGTATAAGTAGCAGGGTCATGCTCAACTGAATACCATGTAATGCCCGCAAAAAGCTTAACATTAGTAGGCGGTGGAGTAATATCACCACCAGCACTAGTCTTAAAATTATTACCTGTATAAATAATATTAGCAGTACGTGTAAAGGTCTGTCCATCTAACTCAGCAGTAAAGTTGATAGAAGCATTAGGCTGACCAAGAGCTGTTATCTGATAATTACCAGCAGTAGTAGTACTTGTGGAGTCATCAACAGAAGCAGTTGCACCTATCTGACTCGTTACTGAGTACGCTGCCTTATCATTATAGATCGTAGCTCCTTTTGATAGCCTAAAGTTACCATTAGCTGCAGTTAAATCTGGTAGCCCTTGTGCGTTATCACCTACGTATATTAACGACTTCGTTAGCGTTGCCATAAGTGGTAAGTAAGCATCTAATGGGACTAAGCTAACTAATGGCCATCTACTACCTGTTCTCACATTATACTCAGGTGCTGATTGTTTGCCATCACCTGATATAGCAACAACAGTAGCAGTCATTGGCTTAGCTACCATCGCAGGAATCTTAAAGCTTGTGCCTGCAACAACACCAATTTCCCACCAATCAGTTTCACCAGGAATTACAGCAAACAGTAATGTATAAGAAACCCTAATCGAATACTTTTCAACTCTTGTATCAAGAGCAGCATTCCAGGTTAGAGTACCACCTGTAGCAACACCTATCTCTGTACTAGGAATAAATTGAAGATTTGTAGCTTGAGCTAAGTCACCACTATAAACGTTTCTCTGTTCAATTACTTCATCATCTTTAGCATTCCATGCAAGGTTTCTACAGTCAAATTTAGTAACTTCGAAAGAAATATCACCAAGCTCAGTAGCCTTAACACTAGATACCCTATACATCTCTCCAGGGATACCCAAAATAATACTTCTTATTTTGATTATATCACCAGGCTCAATGTAGATAAACCTTCTACTGGCACTAAATATTAAACTAGCGTTATACCGTGAAGATCTAACCATTTCCTCTGCAGTAGCCATAGCATGTGCATAGGAAGTATCACCTGCTTGAAAGGATTCTCCTTCTAAGAGAACACCCTGATCTTCATTGAGGTAGATACCATAAACAGGATTGTTAGGGTCATTCTTAGGTGGCCAACTAGCAGAATCTTCTTTGAATGCTTTTGCTTCATTGAAGAATTTAATTGTTTGATAATTAAGCTTGTCATTTAGCGAAGTCCAGGCCTGAGAAATATCAGCTGACAATATGATGTCATCATCAGTGATATACGCAACAGAAAGCCTCTGATGTGGTCCCTTAATCCAACCATAATTCAAGTTACCACCATTATCTAATGGCGGCATCTGATTATTGTCGATAGTAGTCATATACAGATCTACATCGGCAGCAGCTCCTGGCGGATATTGGACTACATCACCATAATTATAGAAAGCAGGTGTACCTTGAGTGATAACACCACCATCAATAGGGCCTAAGCTTGTACTATCAAATACAGCCTTATACTCTTGTGGGTACGGGATAGATAGTCTATATCGGCCATCAGCCCAGATAAACTCAGCTGCACCCATACAATTAAGAAGCTTTTCAACGTTATCACGAACAGACTCTTTAGTATCAATTAGGATATTAGCTTCATATAAGTGTACAGTACGCTTAAGACCAGCCTTCTCACGCATTACCCAGTATTCACCCTCCATTGGAGGATAGAATGTACCATTAACCTGTACAAGACGATCACAGCATCTATGCGCCCAATAGAAACTAACGAGGTCTATTTCATCTAGTCCAAGACCTTTACCATAAATCGGGTGCATTAAATAATCTAGCAAGCATAATGCAGGGCTATTTGAGTATATCTTACCGCCAAGTTGTGCTGTATTAGTTGCACGGTCAAAAAGAATATCACTTACCAACAAGCCATCAATAGTAAAGGCTAGGGCTGGTACTCCAGTAAATTGAGGCTCATCTCGATTAAGCCAAGCAACAGCAGCAATATGCGCAGTACCTGGATACCTAGAGCTTACCTCATCTGGTATATTACCATTGATCATTGCATCGCCGCTACCACCAATCTTATGGCAGTGGATTCGAGTATCTAAGATCGGAGTATTATAAGTCTTATCATCAATAGTAATGTGAACTATGTCATTAATATTTTCATAGCATAACACTTGTCTAAAGAATAAAGCTTCATTTCTATCACCCCATCTGTTGAAAGACATGGTTGGAGCGAAGCCGTTAGTGATATCACCATCCCAATCAAAGAATGATGTTTTCTCATCAGGAAACTCTCCACGACCACTAGGGGCAATACCGTTACCATATCCTGCTGAGTCAGTTCCAGCAAGGTCTGGACCATCTAACACTAGAGTGTCGGTGAATGGGTCAAAGCTAACGACCTTATAACTAAAGTAACCTAATACAGTAGATGCAACATTATCAGTAAGCATAAACGCATAATGCTTAATTGTTATTGCCGCACCTTGAACAAGCAGTGATGGCGCTGGAAAGTTGTTGGTCTTTACAGTGTATCGAGTACCAGTTCCAGCGTACTGAATACGAGTATTAGCCGCTAGTGCATGAATAACTGAATCTGCTGCAGCATAAATTTGGCCTACATAATCAGCAGAAGCCTGCGGCATACCATTAGTGGATGGGTCAAACACATATGGAGTTGGGTCTACTGAAACCAGATCTGCAATTGTCTTTGAACCGCCACTGGTAGGATAATACCCGCTAGCGTTTAGCTCCATTGCAACTGCTGAGTTAGCTAATTGATTAGGGTCTCTAGTGTCACCACATGCAGTAAATACTTGAACACCTGTTTCAGGTGCTACATAGGTATACCCATTTTGTGCATGATGGTATGTTCTTAATCCACCAATCTTATTTCTACCATAAGCAACGGGAATGTTTAATATTTCCCCTTCAATGGGGATTTGAAAACCTTTTTGAGCATCAGCCTCAGCCTCTGCCTTCTTAGCTGCTTCTTTTGCTTTCTTCTTTTGCTTTTGAGCTTGAACTTGGCTATATGCAGCCGAAGCAACCGTCATAGCAATAGAGATCATTGAACCAACTGATAATCCGAAAGTCATGTTTTCTCCTAAGTGCCTGGTGGCTTCTTGCCCCACAGCAGTATTTGATCTGCTGAGCCAACATAGATTTGGTTATATGAGGTATCACCGGGATAATTCTGAGCCATCCAATCCTTTGATGTTACGAGTGTTCTCCTTAACCCTAGTGGGCCCATTGGAGAAGCTCCCTCAAAGTTTAAGATTATTTCAGAGTCTGTAGATATAGTATACATTTGAGTATCAAGTATACCTGAGTAAAGCATAAATGCATTTTCAACCTGGGTAAATGGTGCACCAGGAGGGATACCATCAACAGTTTCATCGAATGTATTTATAAAACCGGACCAAGCCTTGATCTTAACACCAGATACACCATTCTCAATCATGAAACGGTAGTCCATAGTTGGGTCGTTTATGGATACCTTGTAAGCTTCCCTATCTACGGGCGAGGATATCTTGGGTAAGTCTATTGTTGCAATACGTGCATCGCTATGGTATAACTCACCGTTAAAGGTAAAGTCATAAGGAAGCGTACATGATAGAATCTTTTCACCACCTATAAAGGGCCCTATATTGATTAGCAAAAATGCTGATACATGCTCTTGCGCAATCAGACGAGTTAGTGTTTCGCTCATTACCTTCATATTATAATGCCTCAATAAGCGTTATAGTCCCTGGGTCTAACAAGACACCATCCGTATAGACCATACCAACAAGCGAGGTATTATCAAACATAACCCTCATTGTAGCCTTAGCACCGATCATAATCTCAGAGTTAACTGGAGTAGCCTTCCGTAATGGAGGAGCAATCTCTGCTACAGACCCAGACACTGATAGTATAACGTATAGTTTATAATCACCAGTTACCTTAGGGTCACCAATATTGACTAGTTCACCAGGCACTAGAACGCCACCTGAAAAGCTAATCGACTTTGCATTAGCACCAGCCTCTACTGATAGTTTAGGGCTGCCACTACTCCCATCGCTACTAAATCTAAAGGCTTGAGGAGGTCTTACATAAAATCGTTTAGTATAACCAAACATCAATGAGTTAATCAAATGTTGCGGAGACTCATTGGTTGGCATTACATTTGCGTCTATTTCCCATCGTTGCGCGATATGGTCTGAAGTAATACGCTTCAAGTTCAGACTATCAGATGCAGCAACTGGTTGGTTAGACCGTAATGTCATTGGGGCTACAAAAAGACTAGATAGTTCTGAGTCTAGCCCTGTATTTGTAGAACCATTTAGTATTCCTGCCAGCATATCTATATTCCTATATAGTAGGAGAGAAGGGGCCGAAGCCCCTTCTTATCACCTAGATCCGTTTTCGTATGCAATCTGTCTCGTACCAGAAGTAATTTGAGGCATCATTCTGATAATCTCTGCACGTGTTTGTCTACTAATGTCACCAGTAATAGCAATATTAACAGTAGAAGAGTTAGGTGTAGGCTCATTCTTTTTCTGATTCATAAGTTCTTGACCCATATTAATCACACCGCCATTAGCATAACCTGGTACAATTGCTTGACCAAAGTTAATTGCGTCTAACAGCCCTCTATTAAGGGCAGTAGATTTAGCATTAACAATATATTCACCATTAGAGACACGAGCAAGAATAGAATCTGAGCGACCAGTACCAGGGCCGTTTATTTTACCAGTATTACCACCACCAGCAAAAGCCCTAATTGCACCACCACCAGCAAATGCTTGCACATATCCACCATCGGCAAAGAAGGATTTAATCACATTAAACAACATCTTAGCGCCTTCAATCACACCGTCTATTAACCCACCCATATCAAAAGATTCAAATACCTTCATTATACTACCGCCAAAATCTTGTGCACCCGATATAATACCATCAAAACCAGTTTTAAACGATGCACTAACGGTTTCAAAGAAGCCTTCTACATTAAGGTCATCCATTCCAGCAGTCTGTTCTGCTAACATCTTAGATTGCTCACTACCAGGAGTAGTGCCTAGGCCTGTTAGCGCTTCCATAAAACCACCCTTACCACCGCATATTGCTTCAGCTTGCTTAACAACGCATTCACCACCAGTACCAGCTGCTCCAGCTCCAGTAAGTCTCTCAGCCATACTTAACCCAGGCTTAGACTGACCAAAAGCCTCAGTAGCAACTCCACCTACTTTAGATTGACCAGATGTTTGGCCAACTTCAGATAATGGTCTGCTGATATCAGTAACAGGCTTTTCTTCCTTAGTAGAAGTGAACAAGGAACCAATACCAGTACGTGCTTTCTCACCCATTTTAATAAAGGCAGCATCACCTTTTCCTGCAAAATCATCCAGCATTGTATAGAAACCTTTAAGCAGATTGTCCATAAAGCTAGTAGTCATTTGTTGCAAGAATTGGGTAGACAAGGTTTCCCACATCTTTTGTGCTACTTCCTTAAATGAGCTCTTGCCCTGCATAGCGCTTACTAAGCCCTCATTAAATTCTTTCTTAAAGTTTTCTGTAAATGTTTTACCAAAAGCAGTAGGTTGAAGGGTCTTTGCTCCCTCTTCTTCTGCGTTTTTAGGCAAAGCATCTTTGATATTACCCTTAAGCTTACCTATATTCTTACTAATCCTATTCTTAGCAAAGTCAGAAGCAACAGCTAGCTTATCAGTCTCTTGTTCCATCAAAGATAATGAGGTTGTAATCATATCTAAGACTTCAGGAGTATCTAACAGCCCTTTAAAATCTTCTTCTGTAAGAGTAGGAAGATTAGCACTAGCAAGAGCACTATTAAGTTCTTCAAAAGAAGCAACTAATGATACTGCATTCTCTATCTTATCCTTAATCGTAGCTATAGGAGTACTAGTACCAGCAGGTGTAAACTGATTACCACCACCAGAATAGTTGTTAAACTTCTCAGCAGCAGAATCCTTAACCGCAGCAGCCTTCTTAACGGCCCTAGTACCAACACCCTTAACTGTATCTACAAGGCTATTAGCACCTTCTTCAAGTTTCTTTTGTATAACAGCTGTACCATTAACTACATTTACTGCAGCCTCTTGCATAAACTGCTTAATAGTGTCCCACTTACGTTGAGACTGAGTAGGGTCAGTATTACCAGGCAAGCTAGTCCATACATTTTTAAGCTTATCAATAGCGATTTCAAAACGACCAGCTAATACATCATCTAATGCACCAGCTCGTTTAATAAGAGCAGTAGCAACTTCAGTCTGAGACTGGGCACTAAAGTCAGAGACACCCAACTTAGGTGCTATATCATTGTAAGTGGTACCAGTGATTTGAAATGCACCGGCTGCAGTAGATTTACGACCTTGTTTGTCAATAAAACCAACTTTATTGGGGTGCTTTGACTCATCATCAAAGTAACCACCCGAGCCAACAATACGATTAAAGGCAGAACCACTAGTAGCATCACTATTACTATGTTCGGACTTCATTAGTGTTTCTAAGAAGGTGAGTAATCTCTCTTGTTGAGTAAGGCTAGAGACCATCCCATCTACACCGTCAGATATCTTAATGCTTGTTTCTTTTACCGCATCTGTAACCTGAGTGCCTACATCTCCAGATGTACCAGCTACAGCACCCTTCTTAGGCATTTCAGCAGCAGCAGCACTTGGCACAAAGATATCAAGGACATAGCTAGTAGCACCCTTAATACCATCACCCATTTTCTTAAATATACCAGTAAACCAACCGGCAATAGACTTAAGCCCAGTCAATATACCATTCCAGATAGCTTGACCCATAGATGTAAAGTTAGCTACAGTAAAGAATTCACTCATAGCTTTCCAGAAACCATCAGACCAAGCTTTTATTTGATCCATAAATATGAACAGGCCTTCTGGGAAACCAGCGTTAAATACCTTCTTAACAAAATCAATAGCAGCATTAAACTTACCGGAGATCCAATCCCAAGCAGCTACAATGCCATCATAAACTAACTTAGAGATTCCTTTTATTGCAGGCCAGATTTCATCCCAATTCTTCCAGATACCATATGCAATTGCACCTAAGGCAGCAATTCCTGCTACAAGAGCAGCAACAGGCACACCTAACATAGCAGCACCAGTAGCAAAGATACCTACAAAAGCAACCTTAATAGCTAAAAAGATAGGTGCCAGCATTGGCAAAAAGAGAGCGCCTAGGGCGGTCATAATAGCACCGAGAGAGGAAGTTATTACAGACATAAAAGCTCCCCCAATAGCTGCACCAATAGCAGCAGCACCAACTTGTAAGGCTAGTTTGCTAGTACCACTTACCCCTTCTTTATCAGCTATCCTCTCACCAGCAGCAAAGCCATAAGTGCCACCTACCATACCACCAGCATTGGCTAGCCCACTTGCAATAGACTCTCTAGTCTTTTTAGCAGCTTCAGAAAATGCTTTTGAAGCATCAGTCATCTTGGTCTGCAGCCCAGAAACAGAAGCAGTGAGCCTAGCTTGTTCTGTAGCCAACTTATTAGCAGCATCTGCAGCGGCAGTCATAGCTCTTGCAGCGTCAGCAGCAGACTGAGGCATTACTGAACCAGCCAAAAGACCAGCTTGGGCACGAGCATTAGCATCTCTAGTAGCTGTGGCTAATTGTTGTGCAGCAGGTAATTGGGCATTCACACTAGATAGGTTTGCTTCTTGCCGTTTAAGGACAAGAGAGTCTGCTGCTTTAGTGATTCCATAGCCAGTTATAGCAGCGCCACCAGCAGGGAACGCCTTAGCAATATTAATCGCCGTTTCTAGAATAGCTTTACGCGCGCTATCAAATGCTAAGCTTAGTTTCGCTAAAGTAGTAAGTATGCTCAAAGGATCCTTCATGCCGGTTACGCTATCCTTCATACTACCAAATAGGAATCCAGTAATGAAATTTACAGTATTTAATACCCAATCAGTAATTGAGTTTTGCGCTTTCTTCAATGTACTGTCGTTGATAATATTCACACCCACTACAGCAGCTATGGTTGTGCTTATCTGTGTTAACACAGTAGTTGGTACAAAGTTACCAAATAACTTATTAATTAAGAGCACTAAACCAGTTGAAATAGCAGCAAATACTGGTACTTGAGAGCTTTCAGGAAGTGCATTAAGAAAGTCATGACCTATCATACGCATTGGAGACTTACGCTGAGGACCAGCACCTACATATGCTTCTGTATCAACTCCTACTGCACCGCCTTTATAAGTCATACCAGGAATAATGCCTTCCTTCTTATTAGCAAATCCCCCAGCCTGTTTAAAGGCAATAACAAATGGTTGGAAGAAAGCCTCAATAGGGGCAAGGAATGCTTTTATCTTAATAATAAGAGGATCAAAAAACTTATTCAACGAAGCTATCATCGGATCAATATAGCCCTTTTGTACTTTCTTAAACTTAATTCCAGAAAGAGATTCCTTATCTTTAGTAGAGTCAAGAGCTTCAATTGGTGTCTTAAATAAACTAACAAAATCTGTTGCAAGTTTGTATACAGCATCGAGAGCAGTTTTGAACGAGTTAACATTAGAGGTTAGATCACCAAAGTATGTAAATATAACCTTCATATTTTCAAGGAATGACCCTTTACTGAATACAGCACCTAGGTTTGCTTTAAGATTAGTAAAAATCTTAAGAACAGTGAGCGCCATTGTTTTAAACCCATTAAGGGCTAGGTCAATAAACTTGATAACTAAGCCTAATGGCACGCCGAGTAATGCCCCAGCCCAAGTCTGAATGCCGTTAATAAGATCAGGCCACCAAGAATGACCAATCACTTGATCATAGAGCCACTTAAAGGCATTATTGATAGAGGTAACAAACCAAGTAACCATCTTGAATACTGATTCAAAACCTATAATGTGCTTTCTTAAATCGATTTCAGCAAATGAAAATGCACTTGTTGCTTGCTGATCAAGAGAACTCTTTTCAGAAGCTCGCCTATCTGAATCCCCTCTAACCGTAGTATTATACTTGCCAATAGTTTTAACATACCTGTTTTGAATTTCATTTTGTTCTTGTCTAGATTTATCCAGTATACTGCCAAGCTTAGCAAACTCATCACGTCGTGCCAGTAACTGGCCGGATGACATAATCTCACCCATCGCAGAGACAGCATCTTGCTGAATCTTTTCTTGATCTTTATAACTTTCCAACTGCATACTTTGGACGTAATACATCTTATTAATTTCTTTTACTAATGCTGACTGAAGTACCTTCAAATCATAGTCAATACTATTTATAAGCTCCTTATTCTTATCTGAATCTGGTTGAGATTCAGCATACTTTTTGAGGTCAAGAGCACGCTTTATATAAACTTCTAGTTGATCTGTATTCTGTGTTTTAACACTAACATTATCCAGCTTGCCTGCCTCTAAATACTGACGGGCATTTTGAGTTAGCATTTTATCAAACATATCAGAATCACCACTACGATCAAAATATTTCCCTTTGGCGTATCCCTTAAAGTCTTGAGAAGCTACCTCAATATCCTCTTGCTCTTTGTCGTAAGCCTTTTTCTTTTTAAAGTAGGCATCAGCTTCTTTAGTCATTCTACCAATTTCTTCGAATGAACCTTTAAAAACATTAGATACTTCAGTACCAAATTTCTTAATGCTATTTAGCGGCCCTGATAGTAACCCAGAAGAAGTCTTAGCAATGTTTGTAATCATATCAGTCCAGTAGGAATGACCGATGACTACATCATATAGCCACTTAAACATATTAGCAATAGTCTTAGTGAACTTATCGAAAAATCCAGTTACAGTACTAAATGATGGCAAGAAAGATTCTAGATCAAGCTTGACTGCATCAAAAGTAATAGACGCAAGATCTTCTTTAATATTAGTAATTAAGATCAAGAATCTAGCTTCTAAGATGTTGAACTTCCAATCAAGCGTTTTAGCAAATTTGCCTAATGAGATCGCCCAACTGTTAATGATTCTTGGTAAGTCTAGACCACTAAAGATATTACCTAAGGCAACACCTAGCAGCTTTACTGCATTGTTCATATTAGTAAATGCTTGTGCAAATGTGATACCCACATTATCAAATGCACCATTTACTTTTCCAGCCTGTTTAAGAAGAGCATCAAAGACCTTAGTGGCTGTTAGCTCACCGGCCTCACCCATCTCTCTAAGCCTACCAATAGAAACATCCATACCCTCTGCAATAGCACTAGCAAGCCCACTGGCATTCTCAGAAATAGAACGAAGTTCATCACCTTGGAGGCGACCAGAAGATAACGCTTGGCCTAACTGCATAATCGCTGATTCTGCTTCTTGTGCAGAAGAGCCAGATATAGCAATAGCTTTGCCAACAGTCTGAGTTACCAATGCAACTTCACGTTGAGATGCTTGGAACTGCGCAGAGTTCTTAGCAATACGGTTATAAAGAGAAGCAGTAGCATCTAATGATGTTCTAGTAGAAAATGCTATCTCTGAAATATCATTAAATGCTCTTTTTGCTGCTACAGTAGAGTCTGTAACAAGCTTGATCTTAGTGTTTAGATTCGTTATAGAGTCTGCAAACCTAAACATACCAGTAGCAGCGAATGCACTAGCAATACCACCGGCTGCAATTACTAACCCAGAAATAGCATTAGACGTGGATTTAGCACTCTTATTAAGATTTGCTAGCTGGTCATTAATCTTCTTTAGTCCAGCATCTTGTTTAGCAACATTAGTAAGCGATGTATCTACATTATCTAGGCTCTTACTAAGTGAGCTAGCATCCTTAGAGGTAGTTGCAAGATTATTATTAGTACCAATCTTACTCAAGGCTGCAGCAGCACTAGTAGCAGCCTTAGCAGTGCTTTCGAGCTTTTTATCTGCTTGAGAAGCACCAATATTTGTTAGCTTGGAGCTAACGTTACCTAATTCCTTGACTGCTTTTTCAGCCCTTACTTTGGTCAGTTGTGAATCAACAGCAGCAACCTTTTTACTTATCTTAGCGAGTGCTGAATCTATAGCACTCAATTCACCAAGCGCTTGTTGACTTTTTGACCTTACTTCTAGTTCGATAGCCATCATTCGTCCTTGTAAGTAACAACCTGCCCTACAGCTCTACCATAACGTAATGCTATAGCCTCAATAAAATGAGCAGGTGCTTGGTCAGAATGCCCTTCATTGAGGGCGCTAATATATGGTACATTGTTGGTTACTTCATACACTGGAAACTTTTTACCAGGTACTTCTCTTATTTCCCAGCCCTCTCTTGCTACACCTGTATCAATAGGCGTAGCAAGAACAAGCTCATCTGTCATCTGTTGAACAGCTGCAAGAATGCCAGACTGGATACGGCTAGTTACTTGCTTTTGAAGAGAAGACATAGTAATTTTAACGTTCTTTACTGGCATTTTTGCTCCTTTCTATTTCAATACGTTAGGTAATTCCCTAGAGCTAGATAAGAAGTGGAACACCCCAGACCGCTTAAAGCTTTCCAATGTTATCTTTCTTTCTTCTGCTCGTTTAACTTCCTGTGCTTTAAGAGTGGCCAAAGAACTAAATAATTCTTCTGGCTTAGCCTTAACACCAAAAGCCTGTAAGATCATCATAGTGCGCTGATCCTCACGCCACCCAGGAGGATACTTATTAAAATACTCTCGCCATCCGAATAACTCATCATAGGGCATCTCAGCACGAATTTGGTATACGGGCATTCCCAGAAGAGCAGCTAACTCGTATAGAGCTAAGTCCTCGTCTGAGAGTGTTACTTTCCCTCACCCACCCCAGAGTATTTCATAATTTCATTGGAGAGCCTATTCAACTCATCCATTGGAAAACTAGAAAACTCTTCATCAGAGAGTTCTTTTGCATCTTCTACTGCAAAGTTCATAATCAGACGAAGAGTCTCCAACCCCTCACCTTCAGGCTTGTTCTTTACATGTTCTTGAATCTGCATAACTTCTTGCACAGTGAGCTTACTAATAGTAATCTTCTCACCCATAAAGTTAATTTCCTTGGTAATACGCTTTGCTGCGAGTGATTTGAGACTCATTTTATTACTCCATAGATTTTTGAATAATTTCAAGTTGCTTTTTAAGTTGGTGAAGGCCACTTAGGGCTTTAAATACTTCACTAGACTTATCTGGACTATCTTGAAATTCTTGAATACGATTGAAGGTCTTTGCAAGGCTACTCTCAACGCAATCTTGCATACGTTTTACAGTAACTCTAAGCACAAATCTAGAATCAAATTTGCGATCCATATTATACTCCATAGCAGGGCACTCTGTCTGAATAAACAGTGGGCAAGAGTCATTTAAGTAATCATTACCAGCGATCACCCCCTTTATTACTACCTATTAGGGGGCGCCATCCAGAGTAAACGCGCCCCAAACAATAGATTGCAGGGTGATAGCAATCGTAGCTTGGTTAGAGTCAGTCAGGTTAGGGGTGACCAGTAGGGAGTCAATCTTACCATTGAAATACCAATACGTATTTTCAACAGTACCCAGACCAGCAGGCTTTGACGAGTAATCAGTCGGTTCAGAATTAAGCAGCGCAAAACGGAACACAGCTTGTTTACCAGAACCAACCAAATCACCCAAACTAGAGCCATCAGCCCATTGGGTAGCAACATAGTTAAGCGTGATTTCCATAGACGGAGCATCAGCTTGACCTTGAATCTGTTGCGACACAGATTGACCAAACACAGGCACGTTAACGATATTTGGCGGGGTACCAATAGCAGGGAATTCACGAACGTTAACAATACGAACGAAATCACCAGCAATAGGCGCACCACCAACATTCTCTGTAGCAAAGAGAGCATCGTAGCCAGCTTTAGTGAAAGCAGCGGGCGGCGGAGTAGGGCCAGTCGCATTGAATGCGATGGACATATCCGAGAACATACCTGCGCCAATAGAAGCAATATGAGACATTAGGTTTCCTTCCGAAAGTAAGAGAATTGAATTTGATACGTAGAGCGAAGTAGAGAACTATTATTCTGAGCTTCACCTCTTATCTCAAAATTAGACTCACGCCTAAATTGAGTTACTGCTGTATCACTTTGGGTAGCAAGACTCTGACCAGCGAAGAATTTATCAAATATATCGGCTATTTGATATGCACGCTTTGGCCCTGCTCCATTTGGTGTAAATATTTCTACAAACATTATACCTTTTAGGGTATCCTTAAAACCTTCGCCATTAGTTACTAGATCAAACCTACCAAACTCAGTAGTGTTTTTATCAGTGATGTAACCTCTAGGTACAACTAAAAAGAATTGATCAGCCCACTCTTGACTAGAAAATAGAGAAAATACATCATCTAGCAAATTTGAATATCTGCCTTGTGGCCTAGTAGTCACATGCGTAGTTGGCGCTAACCGCTTAGAAACTCGTTTAGTAGCCATTATACATCCTCCTGCGCGGCATATAACGTTATTGTGTACCCGTTATCATTATTTGCTTTACTACTCTCAGTAGAGTGGACCACATTTAGAGTATTACCCCTAACAATAACCTTATCAAACACATCAATACTAGCAACCCCTGCCTTATCAAAATCTTCAGTGATAAGGAGGAGCTTAAGAACACTAGTATTTGTATTCTCCATAGTTTCTCTAATGACTACAGCCCTAAATACATACGATACTGATGTACTGCCTATTGCTTCTCCAGTAGCGTAGTCAAAGTCAGTAGTGCCATTATTGATAAAGGTTACATCCTCAGCAAGATCTTCAATTAATGCGAATGCTTTGCGCACATAGGCCTTTACCATGGATCTCATGGATATCTCCTTAGTTTGCTCTCCACCAAGCATTTCCACCAGAACCAGTATACTTACGCTGTAATGCTGCGTTACCATCCATAGTTAAGGGATAATAGTAGTTTTCTGCTGTAGTGGAAAAACGAGGTGGGAGTGCAGATTCGCCATCAAGACCCTCTAATTCAATAACATCAACCTTCAGTTTAGATATTGAGCCAGTTTCGTCTAATAAACCATCGTTATTAAGTAATTGATAAGCTTGTTCACAAGTAGCAGCTAACATACGCTGCGGAATAACTACTGGATCTAATTCAACAACCTTTCCAAGTACAGGTTCCAAATAGCTACCGATACGAGGAAATGCTATCGTTTGTAGATCACTCGCAGCAACACCAACCCAAATAATCTCATTCAGCATACGGGTTGCCGTAATGAGGGATTGCTCCTTCATCTGGTTATCTGCACTAGTCCAAGCTGCAGCATCAACCCGACCTAAGAAATAAGTGTCAGCATCTGCTACTGAAATATACGAGTTCTTTCCAACCTCAAGCATATGCCCTCCGTAGCTACATGTAGCTGTTAGCTGTGGAAGATCGGGAGAATACCCAGGGTAAGAGCAGAGGTAGCTTTACGAACAAAAGCACCCTTATCACCAACAGCAACAGTAGCACCAGACAGATCACGCATAGCAGAACCACCAGTACCAATCTGCATGTAATCTGCATCAGCAACGAAGTTGTCTTCATCACCGTACCAAGAATAACCACGCGGATGGACGATATAGCCCCAACGATACCAAACATCAGTAGTACCACCACCCATAAAGGCAGATGGAACGTGGCCAATCTCAACCGGCATAGGAACAGCCAATTGGTTAAATGCCAGACTGTTAGGCATAACAATAAACGTGGTCTCTGGTCCAACCAGATCAACACCAGCGCCAGTATTAATGGCAGTACGTTCAGCAGAGGTCAGGCCTTGATTAGCACGTGTAATAATCAAGCGGAATTTACCGGAGAAAATGGTTTCAAATTCAACCATACCATCGGTAACACGAGTTTCATCAACCAGATTAGCAGAACGAAGCGAAGCCAACACCTTGGGCGATACAACAAGGTAGGCATAGGCAGGCTCATAATCCTTCCAACCCATACCCATAGCGGTAAGGAAGGCTTCAGCGCGAGCAGCACCTTGTTTAGCAGCATCAGCATCAACGATAAGCTTATTCAAGCCCATATCAACGTACATACCGTACTTCTGATCTTCTGGGTTATTATCAAACGTTTGGCCACCAAGACCAGTTGCACCAGAGCCAGAACCAGCACCATTCAGCAGCTCAGAGATAGCAACACCCTTCAGGACAGACAAGAGTGCGTTATGCTCATCTTGAGTGCGAGTCTCAGCAAAATCACGACCAATCTTAGCCAGGCCGTCTTCTTGCGTAACAACTTGCTTCATATTGACTTGTTCAGCACCATGCGTGCGAACCGTCTTAATGTACTTAGCATAGTTTGAAGACTGGGTAGTCTTAGTACCAGCAGTTGCATCAGTAAGCGAAGCAACGTTGATAACAGGCTTCAGCGGCTTTTTCCAACGAAGTTGACCAACAAAAGTTTCAGTATTGGTGTCAATGTCGGCTTGAGCACCGGCAATACCAGTACCAACCAGTTTCTTAGCATTGGTGTATGCTTCATCGGAGTAGGCAGAGATAGCCTCTTGCAGAACCGAATCAGTTGCACCGGGGATATTAGTACGAGCAGTCATTACTTTTCCTTTAGTTTATTTATTGCCTTTGGTTTGGTAGTTTACCTTCGGCAGCAAGTTTGAGAACCTCTTCTTGCGTTCTAGCAAATAGAGATTTGGGAGTACTATTAGGCGTTCCAGTAGGGGTTTGAGTTCCGCCACCAGAGCTAGCCTTTGGCTTAAGCAAGAAGCTATTAGCCTCGTCTGCAACAAAAGTAGAAATAAAGTCCTTAATCGAAACACCAGAGCGATGAACCCAGTTGTTTTTATCATCTTTGATTACTTGGCCGATAACCTCATGAAAAGCCATATCAGCTGCTTTTTCATTACGGAACTCAGTAGAACGTAACAGATCACGGACCTGACTATCACGAGTAAGTTCAAGAACTCGTTGTTCTAATGTAGTATGCTTACCAAGTAAATCATTGTAAGCAGCATCTTTTTCTACGAGCTTCATTTCGTATACTTCCTTGTGCTTACCTTCTTCTTCCAATTTCTTAAGCTGAATCTCGCGTTCCTTCTTCTCAAGCTCCTCTGCCTTTTTGAGTGCAGAATCACGAACAGAGTAGGCGTTATCAAGTTTAGTCTTGATATCTTTTAATTGTTCAGCAACCTTTTCAGCAACAAGCTTTGAAATCATGTCCTGATCGGTGTTGCCACTTTTATTTTGGTCATCATTCTTACCGTCTTGATTCTTACCAGCATCCTGATTAGTACCATCAGCATTCTGATTCTTATCTTTCTGGTTGTTTTGATCTTCAGTACTCATTTTACTACTCCTATGGGACACAGCCCGGTTAATTGTGCTATAGCTACATTCTATAGCATACTGCAAAGAAAATATAGTGGGAAACCAATTGAGGGGACAGTACCTCTAAAGAGGCGGGAGAGAAGGCTTATCAGCCATTACATGGCCTATCCCACTATCAAAACTATTAGCCTATTCCATAGAAGCCTTTATCATGCTTCCAAAAATCAGGCGGTATATCTTCTAGAATATCCTCAGCTTTGAGAATATCCTGTTCAGTCATAAGTCTTCCACCAACTTTACTTTTTCCAGCTATTGGAATAATACCTTTTTCAATGGCCTCTTCCAAATACTGATCATAAAGCTCTTTAGGTAATCCACGCTCACGCAGAAGATCTAATGTAGCCTTTACTGTATTTTTCGTAACAGCATCAGCATACATTTTTCTAATAGCCGTCTTAGCCTTAATCATATCACCAGCATTAGTGAAGAAAGCCGAAATATTCAACAAAGGTCGTTAGTCTTTGCCCGTTACTGTCGAGTTAGTTAATAATTCTTCCAAGTATTACCAATTCGTATTTGACGAATGGTAGAAGGGTGCGATCCAAATTCTACAGCTATTTCTGCATCTAACTTTCCATTTTTGATACATTCTCGTATATAAGGTACATCCTCTGCAGTTATCTTTCTAGTCCTAGGTGCACCATTATAACGACCAGGGATAGTCAGACCTAGATGCTTCCAGTTGTCACCAATCCTAATAGCGTTTATAGATTGCCTAGTAACACCGTATTCATCTGCAATCTCTTGATCTTTTTTGCCAGCAAGCATTAATTTAATTATAGTAGGTATTTCTGACTCTACTAATACCGACTCAACCCTATGTGAACCGCGTGGCATTAACCCAGTATCGTATGCGTGCTGAACATTTTCACTGCGAGTTGCCCATTCTAGATTAATTACATGGTTATGTAACCTATTCCCATCAATATGATTTACATCTGATTTAGAAAAGGGATTTGGTATAAAAGCCTTTGCAACCAACCTATGTAGCTTTTCTGTGCGTCTAACACCATTGTATGATATATGAAACTGCCTATAACCACCTACGATATTACCTAATGTGATGCACCCATTAGAGCCACAATATAGTCTACCATGGTTACTAATAGAATAGTTTGCATCACCAACTTGTTTCCATTCTTCTTGCATGTTTACTCCTTGTGCTCGACAGCACTGCTGCATATTACTATGCAGACTAGACTATATCTTCAAAGTAAATACATGTATTTACGATGTCCCCCGTTTCCACTCACTTGAGTGTACTGGCGCAATGCCATAGTCGTTACACCTTCCTTATTTCTAAGGATTGGCTCGGTATTGTCCTAACGAAGGAGTTTCACCGAATTAGAGGGATTTAACCACAACAAAATTTATCGTGGATACTAGTTGTTTCTATACCATTACGCTTACCCCATAAAGCAAAGTTCTTAACTAGAGTAGCATCGTTAGAGTGATTGCCATTGACGGCATATGCCGTTCTAGCAGACACTGCATCAGCTACTTCATTTATTTTATTACTCTTATTAACTAACTCTTCAAACCAAGTGGGATCAGTTTTATTATCTACTTGAATAATATTAGTGATCCAGTTACCATCAGCATCCTTATAATTAAGCCTTTCCTCAAATCGTTGGGTATAATATTGCTCCAACACACTACCATCAAGGTTCACCCAAGGCACATGTGTCCAACTCTTAGGTTGCTTATTGGGTAACCCCAACTCAGCTATATCAATATCTTTGTAAACATCACCCACCTGAAGCTTAATATCAAACTTCTTACCAGTAGGTCTATAGCCCTTGTCCTTAACCCCAAATAGTATATCAGAGATGGTACTATCGGGTTTATATCCAGGTATACGTTTAAGGATTTGTTCTCGATAAGATACCTTTGGATCTATTCCTAGTATCCAAGCTAGCACAGGATGAGGCTTAGCCCCTTCTTTATACTCACCAAATGCGGTTTTCTTCATAAGGCTTACCCAATCAAACTCAGCTTTAGAAGGCTTTGCTGTTAACAGAAAGTCTTGTGCCAGCCTACCGAAGAACTTAGTAAAATCATTCAAAATAGGTACACGATTAGACATATGCTCAGACATGATTGCACCTATCTGAGCAAAATCTTTGGGCGTAACTACTTCATCATAATCCCTAGTAAGCTTCTCTACAAAATCCTTTGTTTTAGGATCAAGGAACCATAAGTCAGACATCAAGTCATCACCTGGCCTAGTTCCACTATCAAATATGTCTTTGACCTGTTTACGAAGCTGCATTAGTTCGTCTGCAGTATCTTGATCCCAACGTGCTATTTTAGCAGCACGGGCAGAGATTTCACCCAATACAGCATCGCGTTCCTCAGCTTTAATTACTAAGACACCATCATCTTTACCTAAAGCCTTAGCTAATTTCTTTTCTACATTCATGGTAGCAGTTCTCTGTCCGGCGCCGTATAGAGAGACCATGTTATGCGCTTTTGACAATGTGTTAACAAGGGGTCGTTAGTCCCCTGTCATAATTTATTAGTAGTTCTTCCAGGTATTTCCTCTACGAATTTGGTTTATGGTTGCAGTTGCTACACCAAACATAGGTGCAATATCGCAATCACGTAATGTGCCAAATAAGCTTCGAATAACCGGTATATCTTCTCCAGTTAACTTCTTAACTGGGCCATTACCTATAATCGGCTGTCTTTCAATAAATCGCCAAGTACGGTTACATCGAATATCATCAATTGTATTTGGGGCCACGTTATACTTTTTGGCAAGAGTAATATTTCTATCACCAGCCTTTAAGGCATCAATAATTTCATGAACTTCTGTTTCTAGAAGGATATGCATATAGCTACCTTCTCCAGAAGCAATTAACCCTAATTTTACAGCATGCTCATTATTCTCTGTAGGAGTACACCACTCTAGGTTACTAGACTTATTATTAAGCTTATTACCATCAATGTGGTTAGCCCAGGGCTTACCATCTACCCTAGGTATAAAGGCCCTAATAACCAATTTATGAACATCGATAGTTATCCTATCCTTACGAGAGGTAAACTGTATACTAACTTGTAAGTATCCTCTAGCAGTAATGAAGGGATTAAGAATGAAATCAGTGCTATTGTTGCGAATACGCCCCAGATTGCTGACACTATACATGCCTTCTGTGTCTGGGATAATACGAAATTCTTCTGTCATAATGACTCCATGGGTGTGTAAATTATGCTGCATATTACTATGCAGATCAGACTATATCTTCAACAAACAATGTTTGCTGTCCCGCGTTTCCACTAGACTTCTAGTGTATGAGATTCATAATCCGTTCTGGACCGTATTCTCTAGTCGTTGAACCTTCCAAAGAGTCCCCTCTAAGGCTTGGCTGCTGATTGTCCTTTAACGAAGGAGTTTCCAGCAATTAACGGGATTTTACAAGGCCACAAGTTTAGCCTTCCTTAAATCCTTCTCGCTTAGCCCCAATCTTTCATTAAGCTTTTTAAACCTAGGATCATTAAAGGTCATAGAAGCAATCTCGTCATAGAGACGCCGCTTCTGGTTAGTAGGAACAACATTACTAAGTTCTGCTAATTGCTTATTCTTAGTAGACAATGCAATAATCTGAGCACCAGAAGATGAAGCATCTTGCTCTAGAGCTACTTTAATCATATAATTATCAAGTGGAGTAAGATCTTTGTAACTGCCACCTAAAAATTTATCAATGCGGTATTGTTCAAGGGCAAGCCTAAATAACTTTCCCTGTTCTTCAGCATCCGCCATCTGAACGATCTTAGATTCAAGGATATCACGAATATCCTGAGGCTTTTGTCTTTCTATACGTTTACCTAATAAAACAAGATCAGCACGCCATTTATCTGCAATCTTCTGCCTACCAGTTTGAGAGAGACCATTAAAGCGTCCTTCAAACTCATCACTTAGGCCACCTAAGAAACCACCTATCTGGTCTTGTAGGTTATAATATCCATCAATACCTAAGGGTTTAGCTTCTGGTGTATTTAAGAAAGGACGAAAGGACTCACCAGATTGTGGTCCAATGTAGCCGCTATCATATATGCGACCGCGATGATCAATGAAAGCGTGATTACTAAAAGACATATCGTTCTTAACATAATGTTCCATAGCCTTAAATCTATCGTATGCATCACCACGAGCAGTCATGTGATCACGATAATGATTCAAATCATTAAAATACTTAGCCTTACCCTTATCGTCTTGGAAATCCAATAACTTTCTCGTAAACCCATAAAACTCAGGATCTACTTTATACTTACTATTGCTATACCAATTAAGGGCATCTGCTAATGGTTCGTCAATTAGCTCTGCAGGTATTTCAGTGAAACTACTTGAAGATGTAATTGGTATTTGTGTATCATATCCGCCCTTAGCAAAATATGTTTTGAACCCAGGTTTAATATATAGTTGGTTATCATATCTATTATTCACACCAATACGATAGCCTACATCGATAGCACGATTAAGGTATGAGTAGTGCTTAATACGAGCATCGGTAATCCTAAGATTTACACTAAATGTATCGTAGTATTGACCAAAGTATTGACCACTCATACGACTACGCATACGCCTTTTCTTAACACCAAAAGTATCTAGTGTATAAAATCCTACTTTTTGAGCATAATCTAAGATTTCTACACCTGCATCATACCATTCTTTTTTAGATCCACGAAAATTAGTAGTATTAAATAGATCTCTTCCTAATTCAATGGCTAGTTGATCCCTATCAGGGGCATCATCCATTGCTAACCGTTTAGCAAACCTCAAATAGAACTGCTGAGTTTCAAACTTACCTAATCCCTGAAATACTCTACGCATTTGAAGTTTCATAGGTAATTGTGTTTTTAAGAAGATATCTACTGTAGAACGTAACTGTAGTGCTATAACGGGTAATTGTCTAGCTTCCCATAGATTACGCTCTTTAATATTAGCAATAAAATTCTTGCCCAAATCATCTAATTGTATAGGGCCAAGAACAGGATCAAGATACTCACCTTGCTTAATCTTGTAGAAGAAGTCAGAATTATTTCTTAACTGTGTCTCAATAAACTCTGACACGTTAGTAACACTATTCTTCATTTCTGAGTTAAGAACAGCCTTAAGATTACCCCAAGGCTTTCCTTGTTTACGAAAACGCTCAAATGTTACACGAAGATTATCAGTGACAACTGCAGCCTCATTCATGCCTACAGACTTCTGTATTTCTATCTTGAAATCTTGTAGGAACTTCTTATCATCTGCGGTTAATACTGTGCTTTCATCAATAAGCCTAACAGCGCGTTTATCAGCAGCCATATTAGGTTGATAGATGCGGGCATCCTCTCTACGCTTAGTAATAGGATTATATATTAGCTGATCTTCAGTTGGAGGGCTGTTTAGAACCCTATTCTTAGTACCAGCCTTTACATGAGGTAGAATACCACGATAGTTAGTAACACTTAAAGTACCATTTAGCTCACCAGACTGTAGTTTATAATACTCTACGAGTTTGCTAACGGCCTCTTTATCTCTAAGTATTTCAAGAGGGGATGTATATCCCAGTGTAAGTGTGTCCAGTCTTTCTTTTGCATTCGCGAATACTTTACTAGTAGCTTCTACGCTACCGTTATAACCACCTGCTGTATTATTATCACCAGTTAGTAGCTTAAGCTCATTGAGACCTACACTAGCACCCTTAGGTGTTATAAACCTCTCAGCTGTAAGCTCATTATTTTGGAACATCTTAAGGCGATGCATATCTCCTAGATGCATTAGCTGAATTCTATCTGGTTGTTTCTTTAACCAATCATTATAAGAAATAGTGTCATAAGGTGTTCCAGTAAAATAACTAGAGGCATACTTATCATAGGCTTCAATCTCTGCTTCCGACATTCCAGCTGTATTACGGGCTCTAGTGGCTCTTACAGAATCAACTTTTGCTAAGTCTGCCCAAGCCTTAGGAACAGGTATTGTAGTAGACCTACACCTATAATGTTGTGGTGGTAAATGACCAGTATCAGAAACTGGATAGATATTTCCATCCATATATCTGCATACTGGAGTAGTTCTAGTGTCTAATACCGCGGCGTATTGGTATCCTTTCAAGTATTTGCTATTCTCTGCATATACTTGCTGGTCTACTTGTGCATACACACTAGTAATCCCGGTAATAACAATACCTTCACTATGTACACGAGTAAGATTAAACGTTTTAGATACACGTTTAATCATTTGTTCTTCAGTTAAGCCTTCAGCTAGGCCGCCTCTAATAGCAGCCTCTATACGCTTACGCTCATTTAAGCCAATGCCTTTCCAACCTTCTGCAAGAGTCTTATTAGCATAGAGAGGTTGTGTTAATACTATCTCGCTAGCAATAGCACGAGTAGGTCTCTCAGGCTCAAAGAAATCTCTGAATGACTTATTGAGAGTATCTAAAGAACTTACTTGTGCTTGATTACCAAACTCAATAAAACTTTTTGCATTATGGCGATACGCTGTTTCTGTAAATCGCCTTATCTCTGCATCTGTTGCAGGGCTGATCGGCATTTCTTTTGAATAGTTTCCAGGGAGTATTGCGAGCATTCTAGTTTCATGGTCATCAACTAATGCTAATGTTTGTGCGGTAACTCGCTCTGTATAAAGTCGAGTCATAGCAGCATCATGTATGGTTTTATCACCAGCAACCTCGACCGCTGTCTTTTCTACTTTCATATGGTACTCCTAGAGATTAGTCAAAAGAAACTGGGTGAGGTAGTACCATAAAGGCCTTATACCCACCCGGTTTATTATTTTGCTGGAGGCTTAGCAGCTAATTTACTAGCTGTATTAAGACCATCCTCATACTTCTGTGCAGAAGGTACAATATTCTCATCTTCGTTAATTTCGTCTTGAGCCTCATCATCATTATACTCAGGACTAAGCAACTCATTAGCCTTAAGAAGACGAAGCCATTCACTACGAGGTATAAGACCTTCTTTGTAAATCTCAGTCATCAGTCTAATATAATCTTGACCAATAGCTGTAGGATCAAAATCTGGACTTAATGTAAATATAACATCATTATTTGTTAATCCAAGGTCATAACGACGATTAAGCATATACACAATAATACCACTAACTACCTCGCTGAGCTTAGTATTGAGTGTACCAAGAGTAGCAACTTGAGCAGCGCTACGAATAGTAAGTGCTACACCAGATTCAGCCGTTTCAGGTGCTAAGAATCTAATCCCTAGCTTAGCTAACTCATCCATTTTGGATGCAATAGCTGATTCTAAATCTTTAAGGGCTTCCGTAGGTGGTGATAAAGAACCAATCTCATCACCCTTACGTAAACGAATCCAAGTGCCTAACCCCTGATTAACGATTTCTGTAAAGTCCTCATCAGGCATATCACTAGCAACCCATGGAGTATATGTAGCAGCGCCATAAAGTAAGTGGTTACGCCTGGACATTACATTATAGAGTGCTTGTTCCTTGTCCACAAAAGTTGTGATATAAGGCTCAATAGCATCAATATTGCCATTAGCAGGATAAGCAGGAATCGTTGTCATCAGCTCACCATGCATCCTGGGCTGGATAAGGCTAACTTGTTTAAATCCAGAGGATTTACTAGGTTGAGTCTGACCTTCAATAAGAACTGGGTTAGCTTCACCTTCAAGCTCAAATACACGTATTTGATAAGCATTGTCAATTAATTCATGAACCCAGATAGTATCCACCACATATGGATGGAATGCTAGTGGATCAAGGTATTTATCCACATAACCTCTTACAATAATCCTACTAAGAACTCGTTTTCCATTTATAGTAGTAGTTTGCCAATTAATAACATTTTCAGCTTGCCAAATTACTGCATATGGCTTAACTTGCTTAAAATCGGCTGAATCCATTGCTGCTATCTGTTCTTCAGATAACATTGGGTAATCAACATAAATCCATGCTCTACTAGTTTGCATTTCTTCATTAAGAAGTTTATCTAAGAATGCTATTAAACTACCACCCTCAACTGTAAAATCAGATTTAATCCATTCCATTGCCTCTTCCGAGACTTCTTTCTTATATTCTATTTGTGGAGGCTTCCTGAGAAGACCACCGATAACTACAGAGATAAACTGGCTAGTAATGCCAGGTAGCTCAGCCTCTGCCTTAAAGAAGGCATACTGCTCTAGGCTCATTGTTGGTGAAAATGGAAGTAAGTAATTCTTAGCATTGGGTAGTATATCAGCATCCTTAACATATTGCTGACTATGAGCAAAGGCTCTACACTTTTTCCATGTATCTACCAGAGAGTCATAAGAATCACATGGTTCATTAACTTGAGTTTTAGCCTGTGCCATTGCATTACTCCTAAGTTAGCGAACTCCGGAGCGCAGCATCTGGTTAAAGGCATCAATTGTACCATTAAACATAATGCCACCACATCTAGCTTCAATAGTATCTTCCCCAGTGGATAGAATAACCCAATTAGAGGGGATACGCTCGTTATTAGTCAGTGTTACAGGCGTACTATTGGCTGGTTTAGGAGGTGCAATAGGCAACTCAACAGCCACCTCTTCCTTAGTAATGTTTAAAATAGACTCAAGGCTAGCAACATCCTTGGCGGCAATTGTTTGTAATTCTTTTGCAGTCATCGATTTTTACTCCGTAAAATTCTGTGTGAACATACAATATCCTGTTAGAAAGCAAATCCTCTACTAGAAGATCTACGGTGTTGAATTGGCCAATGATAATCAAAGTAATACCTGATACCATCAGAGAAGTGCTCTACATCTTGACTCTTGTCAATCATAGCAGTATCACTATTCTTATCTACCCACTGGGTACGAGCTAGTGATTCTATTACTGGTCTGCATTTAGCAGATACAAATGCATATCTATTACCAGGCTTTTTAGTACGAGGGTTACTAGCAGTCTTAAATCTAGCATTAGTAGCATTAACACTATCTACGATAGGTGGATGTGCTGATTTAGCTAGTACACTAAACCCATACGATTCTAATATAGTAAAGTCTGTGGTACCTACTACAGCGCTAGTTTTAGCAGAACGACCTGAAGGATCAGGATAGCAGTAGATAGAGCTAGGAGGCCTGTCACTGTTAACAAATCTTCCATAAATAGTGGCAGCCAGTTGTTCTGTATCAGCACTGCCTTGGATATAATCAAAACAGCCAGTAAACTCACCACGCTTAACCCAGACACTACTACACTGTTTCCGCACGTTAAAGTCGATAGCAATATGCACAGGCTCGCCATCACCTGGAGTAATAAGGCCTTCTGGTACAACATTATTTTTCCTATCAAAACAGTAAAATACATTATTACCCGAATCTTCAAACCTGGCAAGATATTCTCTTGCAAATCTGATCGGATCCATATTATTAGAGCTACGCTCTACTTCCTCTACATCTAAATATGGTGATTTGGTGTAGTCGTAATGATAGCTCTTCCAACGATCATCTGTTTGGCTATTATTAAATAAGTCAAAGAAAGTATCATAACCCTTAGGTGTGCTAATACACATAAACCTACCAGGATTAACTTCCATCTGCTTACCAGTATATTCAAAGATCTCTCTAGCAAACTCAGCGGCCCTTTTAGGGGACCACCGAGTGTCTATAGTAGGCATAAGAATAGATTCAATCATATCCTGCTTAGCTGCTTCTTTCATGTCAAAGGAAGTAAGCTCGTCTACTAGCACGAAGTTATTACCCTTACCGCGTTGACGCTCAACAGCTTCACCTGATACTAATCTTAGCTCTACATGATTAGGGAATCTAAAATACCCTTTATCTCTACTGTACTGTACTGCATGTGACTCTAAGCCAAACTGATAGGCCAACAGAGGGTAATAAATATCCACTGTCTGGCTATATGTAGGGCATACGATAATGGCATTCTTATTAGGAATCCATTCTGGTAGCATGCTTAGCTCACCTACTATCTGTGAAGCTGAGGCAGCCCCTTCTACTGACTTGCCCCAACCTCGAGATGCACATACTACAGTATGTCTATGATCTTTCTTAACGAATGTATCATGAAACACTTTTGATTGAGTAGGGTGTAATTTCATGATACATCCTTTCTTTATGGTAAAGTAACTCCTGTCTTATCTGCAACCCATGTTTCAGTGTCGGTGATTTCCTGTGTGGCGGCTGTACGTCCTAGGAAAATCATGGAGTATATGTTTCCTGTCACTGGAAGCGATCCGGTACTGCGACTACCAACATTCAAGGCAAAGTTTCCAAATGGCCCGTCACCTGCTGATGCCTCACCAACTTGACTAGTCGCCTCAACAACACCATTAACGCGAAATATGATCTCAGTCGCATTTGTTGGTTGTGAGTAATCCAAAGCAACTGTAGCAACCTCTGTTATCGGTGGCGCAGACGTATTAGCAAGCGCAATAGTCTGACCACCAGACCCCGCTAGAGCAGTCTCGTATCCACTAACGGAATTTCTACCAGCAAAGTAGAATCCTCCCGTTGTGTCTGGAGGCCCAAACTCTGCATAACATTTATACCCTGAGTCATTCGGCCTAAAAACCCCCAAGAATAGGGATGCCGCACTCGTTCCAGACAAATCGAAACTCGCCGAACTTACCCTATCATCCACCCCGTCGAACTGTAGCCACTTTGGTAGACCTACAGTATTATAAACATCGTTTTCAACACGTTGATATGGTCCAAATTCAGCACCTTTTGCGATTTGAATACCCCACACATAGGCACCAGATGCCCCATCTCCATTATATGTATCAGTCAACCCATCTGGACTTAAATACACGTCAAACCATACACCATTGTCGGCAAGTGAAATTGGCACTGTCATTGTGCATAAGTACCAGCCATTAGGGAATGCCGTTATAGTTGCATTGGTAGGCGCAGCATAATAATCACCTAACACGGCACCACTACCAATTAGCTCGAAGTATTTGCCAAAATAAGAAGAATAGTCCCCATAAGCATACAATATAAAGTAATTACGTCCATTCGGTTTAACCCAAGCTGATACTGTATGCGACCCTTCACCTGTTGGCACAATGGTATTCCTGGTTACACCAAAGTACGTATTAAGATTAGTGCCCTCGGTCATCAGGTCTGCGGTTGCAGTACCATCGGGGGCTGTTACGGCATTAGGCGTAATAGTTACATGTGTTAATACATCAAAATGTGCAGTGATATTTTCAGAATACGATACTAAGTTAATACGCTCTTTGTAGATCGGGCGCTTGGCGGCGGTGGCTTGGGAGGCGTGGTTGTTGCGGCCTGACTTGTCCAGAATCAGTCCAACAGGCTGCCCATCCGCAGTGACCGGCGTAGTGCCTGCGCTGTCTTGGAACATGGTGCTCAGGTCGGACGGGTCGTACCATACACCTTGAGCACCATCCTCAAACAATTCTGAAGGATAGTATACATAAGCAGCAATACTCATACTATTAGATGTTGCATCAACAGAGCCAGCAGCATTAGTCCCTGTAACATCACATGCAAGGGTATGACCTTTATCAGTATCTAGTATAGTAT